TGAGAGGTGCTCGCTGAGGATCCCTTCGCCAGTTGCGGGGTCACCTTCTGAAAGCTGAACCGCGCCATCACCGAACTCGTCCAGAGAGCGCGCAGGAAAACAGGAGTTTGTATCGCCAAGCTCTGAAAAGTCGCTGAGATACATCCCAGCCTTGGCAAACTTGAACGCCGGGGTGAATTTGTTTTGTAGCCCTGCCCAGTCGAAAACCTGGCCCCAGGAATAAGCCGACCAATCTGTGGCACGTTTCCAAAACGGGCCAACCACGCTGAAATGCAGCCGTGAGATAACAGACGCAAGATCTTCGATGTGAAGCGTTCGCCAGCTGGTCTCGCCCAACAAAGAGTTGCTAAGGATCGTTCGATCCTCATACCTGCCATTGATTCCAGTGGCGCGATGAATGCCCAGAGCGGCGGCCAGGTCGCCAGAGATGTCGCCCTGTTCGTCCTTAAATTCGCGACCGAATGAAAGCTGAGGCCATTCACTTTTGAGATATACCCCTGTGTGATCGCAGAGGGTATCGATGCCGCTCAGTTCGTGGTTGTCGAGCTTGAACCTTCGGCCGTCATACCATCCGCCATATATGCGAAACAGTGAAGAGCGAACCGGCGAAGAAAGCCGGCCAATCTCCACGACTGAATCAGTCTGTGACAGGTCAACTGGGGCACTGTCGAGCCCTAGTTGGAACTGTGACCAGTTGATCGTATTTCCCTCTGATTCCTCAATCGTCCCGTCGTTTCCGATCCAGCCCAGAGCGATGCTGAAACTCTTGGGCGTGCCGCGCAATCTTTGCCACAAAACGCCCGTACTGATCGCCGTGCGAGGGTCGGACAGGTAGGGCAAAAGCTCCCCTAGACCGTACTCATACAGCAGAAACGGAACGACGCTGTCAGGAATGTTCTCTCGCTTTGCGTCGCGGATCAGCTCAGCCGCTGCGCTTAAGCGCGGCAGTGCATCCATCGACGTTGAGAGATCTCTCTCAAGGCCGGTCGACGAACTAGGCAACAGCAGAGCGTCAGTCATCAGCGGTCGTATCCTTCATTTGTAACGGTGAACGTTCCGATGCTGATGGCGGTGCCATCGTCGGCTACTTGGTTTGTCGTGGGCGAAATCAACTCAACGCGCTGAACGCCGTCGACGTGAATATTTTTAATTAACCAAGACAAAGTGAGGTCCCAGCCGAGACCGCCCTCAGATTGAATCGCCGCCCTGATTGCTGCCTCGATGCCGTCCAGAACAGTCGCCGAGCTGTCGGGGTATAGATAAACCTCAGCCACCACGTCGACGCTTACGACATTGGCTGACGTGGTCGTCACTGAGTCGGTGATCACTCTCACCTCATCGTCTTGCATCACAGCATCAACTACCGTCAGCATTTGAGGCGTAGCGGTTCCGCCGGGGCCGGCTGCGTCGATCACCGCACGGATTAAAGGCGCAGCGGTCAAGTCTTTCAACCCGGCCGTGTCCACGCCATAGAACGTGGCCAGCGCAGACATTGCAGCGCTAAGCGTGTTTTCATCTGTGCCCAGGGCCTCCAGGTTTTCGATCTCTTTACTAAGCAAGGCGACCTGGACTAGGCCAGCGCCGGGGCTTGTCACCCGCGCATCTCTTACGCCTGAGTCTGCGGTGAGTGCTTGATAGCGATACCAGGCCGCGCCGCCTGCCGTCGAGCTGCCCTGGATCCTGTTAATGGTGCGGTCTTTCAGTTCTGCGTCTGTTTCCTGCGCGATCCGTGTGAGGCCATAAAAAGCCGCCAGGTTGTCCAGGTCGGCACCGGCTGCAAACGCCAAAAGCGTCGCTTTAAACGCATCGTTCACGCGGGCGCGTAAAACCACCTCGCGATAGGCCGCGACCTCTAGCAGCTTGATAGCTGGATCGCTTTCGACCAAGGCTGAGAAGTCTGGGAAGCGAGTAGAAAAATCAGCGCGCAGTTCGTTGAAAATCGTCTGAAAACTGACGGTTTCGACAATCGCCGGATCTGGCAATGATGAAAGATTTAACGCCATTAGATGGTCACTCCTCTAAGGGCGATTGCCTCGCCGTTTGGCAAATAAGTTAAGAACAGATCAAAAGTGATCGAGCCGGACGCCAGCACCTCAGACAAAACGACTTGATCAATTCTCATTCGAGGTTCCCAAATGTTTAAGGCATTGATCACGTCGGCCTTAATTGCGGCGATCGTCGAGCGGTTGATCGGTTGATCGACTAGCTCGGGGATGTTGCTCCCATAATCGCGCAGCATTGTCCGCGTGCCTATGCGGGTTGAGAGGATGTCGCGGATCGATTGGCGCAAATGGTCCGCGTCTGACAACGGCTTGCCCGTCTCTCTGTTCATTCCTACTGCCATTTTAAGACTCCAGGCTTAAGCGTTTACGTCGCCGGATGCTGAGGCCACTACGGCCCCGCAACTGGTAGGGCTGAGCCGGTGGGCAATTGGGATCCCGCCGACCTTGACGCTTGAGTTCCCGCCAACAATTACGGTCGGCCCGTGCGAAGGCGTACCGCTTGGGCAAAAAATTGCTGTCCCTATGTGAGCCGTGGGTCGGTCGTTCGTTAGAACGCTTGTGTTCACAGGAGCCGCCAAAATTCCCCCGTGGGTTGTGATGTCCCCTAATCGTGCCACGCCTTTGATGCTCATCTGATTTCCTCAGGCATAAAATGTATTCCAATCCGCGTAAGCGTTTGGGCTGGGTTGCTGCTCTTTCGGGTCTGTGCTCGATCCGCGCTTGCTGCTCATGTCACGGGCGGGCACTGCGCCGGGGGCAGTGCGCTCGAAATAATCAAAAAACTTTTGAGAGCTGCCGATCGTGCCAGCGGTAACAGCCGCCACGGCTGCGTCTGGCTCATTGATAAAGATTGACGAAAGGTCGAGCGCTTGCTCGATGCTGATTTTGCCGTCTTGGATAAAAGCCCCAAGAGCTTGGCCCCCATTTACCCCGGCTTCTGTAAGCGCCTCTAGGTTTGTCGCTAGTCCTAGTTCAGAAATTTTGTTGGCGATCTGTTCAGCTGTGACGCTGCTGTTGTTGCCTAGAAGGCCGTCCATAATTTCGCCGCCGCCATTTTGAAGCAAGGTCAATCCGGCCGATAAAGCATTGGTGCTTGGATCGCTGACCACGCCAGCCGCTGTCGTCGCGAAGTTAATCGCGTTAGATATATCTGGGAGCACCCCATTGATGCCACCAAATGATCCAGCCACCCCGCCTGCAACGTCCATCACGTCATTGATCGTGAGCTGCCCGCCGCTGATCACGCTCTCCAGGGCCGGAAGTGCTGTTAAGTCGCTGAGGTTGCTGAGGGCTGGAATGTTGAAATGATCGCCAATCGCGCCGGTCAATCCTGAAAGCCCTTGGAAAGTTGCGCCAATCCCTGAGAGTTTTAAACCGCTCCCGCTTGTCAACCCAGGAACCAACTGCACAACGCCGCCAACAATGTTTTGAATGCCACTAAAGCCCAGCCCGTTCATCACTTCGCCCAGCACAGGCAGACCGCCCACAACGTTCATGGCCGCGCCAATGCCTGAAATGTTCAGGCCCCCAGCTGCCGTCAGCAAGCTGCCCAGGCCGGAGGAGCCCAGCACATTGTTGGCCAGGCCAGACAAGCCACCCAGCAAGCTGCCGCCACCTGTTCCCATAACACTGGCCAGCTGCCCCAGGGACAAGGCTCCTCCAGCCACAGCGCCAACCAAGCCGGCCACAATGCCAAGCACGCCACCGCCGCCGTTCAGGTTGATCGGATCGCCTACTAAATCCAGGGAGCTTGCACCGTCCCCGCTTTTTTCGACGCCCATGATCCGGCCGCTTTGCAACAGCTGGCCCACGATGTGAACGTCGCCGTCGAGCTTGATCATCGGGGCTTTGACGTGGACGATCCCCTGCTCTTCATCAGCTTCGACATAGATATATTTTTCTGAATGCAGCTGAATTAGTTCTTTGCCGTGGATCCGCGTTTGCTTTTGCTCGATCCGAAACTGATTGAGGGCTGGGTCGTTTTCTAAGATCGCGCCATCAGAAAACAGCCAGCGCCAAACACCCTCGCGAGGTTCGCCAAGAGGGCCAAATTTAAAATCAAGATCTGAAAAATTAAACGGCCACGTTCCGTTCTCATTTGTCTGCAACGCCGGAAGCACGACCGCATTGTTCAGCTCCCCCGAGGGGCTTAAAACCAAAACGGTCTCATCGATCGACGGCGCAGCCCAAAAAGCATTTCCGCCCGCGCGCGGCGTTAGCCAGGGCAGGTCGTCAGTGATGACAGTTTCCGAAAGCTTGACGCGACAAGTCCGCGCCGCAAATGCGACGCTTTCCACTTGCCCAAACCTAAGCAGAGAGCCAATGTTCCGGGCCGTGTCTGTAAGCTCAAAATCCCCAACTCCCGAGGTTCTTCGGGAGCTACGCGGGACAGAAAAGCTCATCAGTCCTAGGCCTGCTCAACTGCTGTGATGATCATGTAGCGAACAGTAAGCGGAAGCTCTCTGAGCTTTTCGACTGTCTTGGCTTTGGTTGTGTGCAACCAAACGGCGCAATGCAACAGCGCCATAGTTGCAATGTGGGACTCAACCATTTCGCCCTCAGCAAAGGCAGTGCAAACCTGCTGAGCCGCTGAGCAATAGCGCGTTAGGCCTTTAGCCTCTGACTTGCTTAAACCCATGAAGTCAGCCAATTGCTGACCTGAGATTGCGGCCTTTTGCTTTGCCACTTCTTTGGTTGCTGCTTTTTTTGCCATCGATCGGTCTCCTAAAAATCTTCGGGGTGGGTGTAGGTTTCAGTTCCGAAATTATTTCGGACAACAACGGTTTGAACTTGAGGGTCTAGGCCGGTGTTGTTGATGCAGGCATCGTCACGATCCCATAAGCCGAAATCGACCCCTAGGCGTGGACACATGTATTTTATCTCGAACGCTAGCTGACCAACCGCGATCGGTTGGGAGTTGTCAAACTCGCTCTCATATTCGGTCGAGGCCAAGAGCGCCTCGGTGTTATACAGACCAAGCTCAAACCCGTTCATGCAAGCTTCGATGAAAAAGCTCATCTCATCGAGTTTTTCCTCGGCTGATTGCCCAGGGGTAACCAAAACATAAGGCTCAAAGCTCATGTCGATCTGCCTTAGGTCGTAGCCATCCCAGCCACTTTTTGACCGTTCCAGGATCCGCTCGCCTTGGTATCGGATCAAGATCAGCGGCATGTCGGCCATTTCGATCTGAACCTCTTTCCTTTGAAAGACGTTTGGCCCTGCCGGGGTCCAATATTTTTGATCCTCGACCTGGGCCAGTGGGTTCACTGGCGTGCTGAGCCGGTTGTGGATCGCGTCGCGGATTGTTTTGCGCGGGTGAACTGTCGCGCCATAGAACCGTTGAGGGAACAGGCTCTGCGCCATTGATGAACTCATCCGCCGCGCTCCTTACAAATAGTTGTTCGTTTGCGCCAGATACATCAGCAGGACGATTCCGCCCTCGCCGTCTGGGCGTGTTTCGCGAACGATGAAAGTTCTGCCATCGGCGACCGTCACGCGGTCGTTCCCTGATGGCTCGATTGAAAGATCTGCCCCGTTAATTGTCAGCGTCGGGATTGCACTGGTGACATTCAACCCGGTGTCAACGTCCACCTCAGAATGAATCTCGCTAAAAATTCCTCGCAGCGAATAGCTGGAAGAGTCGCGGGACAGCGTGACGGGTTCCCCCAGTCGCGCTGTCGCCGCTTTAAGGATCCGGTTTGCCAGATCCTGCCTCATCAGGCCACCTTACGGCCGAACACTTTCACATCCGCCGTGGTGGAGGTGAACGCAACCACAAGGCCCACAGCATCGTTGCTGGTGGCTGTGTTGGTGAGCTTGCCTGAAGAATTTAGATAAGCCACATCACCGACGGCCAAAGAGGCGCCGGATGCTTTGGTGCCCTGAAACACGCCATCGCAAGCAATAGCGCCAGAAGCACCATTTGCAATGTCGGTGACAGCAACGCCAACGATGGAGCCGACGACAACAAAGTCGCCGGAGCTGATGTCTGCACCTGCCGTAATGGTCAGGTTAGAGCCGTTTTGAACGTAGTTTTTCATGAGTTAGATCCTCCTAGATCAAGCGCCAGTGGACTTGTAGAAACCGCGATGATTGAGAATGGCACAGCCAAAATCAATGCGGGCCAAGATGGTTGTGCCATCAGGGTCGCGCTCGTCGAGGGTGGTGACTGAAGGGCCGGCCTCTCCTTCGAGATAGCCATAAACCATCATGTCGACCTGAGT